GCGCCTAGTATTCTTGCGTTGTTTTCATCATCGGCTTTTTTGACACCTACTGCCTTTAAATCGGCCCGGCATTCCTCGATGATATCTGTTAGCTCGGCATCGATATCAACATCGACCTTGCGCCTGACTGCTCGTCTTAGCTTAGTCAAATAATCTTGAGATACCGCCATTGTTATAACCTCCCTACACCAACATTATGATGTCAACATCCTTTGTCCCGTCCGGAGTGCCGGCAATATCAATTGTGTTTAGGCACAGCGTTTCACTTACATTTACTGTAGGAGCTGTTGCTTCCCACGAACCGTCAAACGCAACCCGAAGCATTTTATCGTCGAGTTTAAAGGGCAACCCAAAAACATCGCTGAATCCGATTGCAGTTGTTGCATCCGCACCGTCATGAGCCGGCAGCAAAACCTTTGTAACTGTCTTGAACGCTTTTTGTCCTTTAACAGTATTGTTGCTGGCTGAGTTGGCCTGAAAATAGGGCAACTCCTCTTCAATAGGTTGATCATCATAATCTGTTCCGTACACCATAACCGCTACATTTGCAACATCAGCAGCAGTCCCGCTGGCTGTGGCTGTTATTGTTCTCGGTTCAGGCGGTCCGGTTAAATCTTCCGTTATTTCGTCATAGTCTCCTGTCACTCCGCTTGCAAGCGCAACGGCATTATCATCTCCTTTGGCAACTGTATTGGTATCCCACGATGCGGATCCAACGCAATTAAAGCCGGAAACATCAATTCCGTTAACGATACCCAATGCTCTGATAGCTGCCTGGATTAAAGCAGCTGTGTTCTTGCCCGGCGTAGTTTTAGCAAGCGTGATTGTGATAGTGTCGCTATCATCTCCGGTAACTGCCACTGACATTTCATCTGTCTCCGATGTAGCAAGCTTTACTTTAACGTTACCGTTAGGAGTAGCTCCCATCATTGCCGGAGCAGATGTGTCAAGCGTGTCAGATGTGGAGTTAGTGAGCCTTGCTGTAGAAGCTACCCATGCAGTGGTTTTAACTCTTTTTACAGCAGCCATCACTCCATCATTGTCGGCGGCAGCTGCAGCTGCTATCTTATAGCGAGCAACACTCATCGCCTCGACAGTGACATTTCTTGCGTCTGTTCGCAAGCGATTATCTAATCTACTCATGCTTAACTCCTTTCTTTATGCAGCGTTGCTCAGTGCAACAATGAGAAATCCTTTTTCTACTACAACGTTTCCACCAACGAGACTTTCTCCTCTTACTGTCAGCATTCCCTCTGCAAACTTATACTCGCCGGAAACTGCGACTTCGTAATCACCGAAGAGACCCAGCTTATAATTTGCAGGATTACCATATATCATGGTCGGAATATCTTCATCTACGTAAGTAGACTTGGAAAGTGCAGTCACATCAGAGCAGATAACATAAGGAACTGAAAGGCCTTTATCTTTGATAATTCCTCTGTTCGGATTTGCTCCGTCCACAATTATTTCATAGACAGCCTGTTCTTCATTTTTGCCCCTGACGTCACCAAAAGCTATCAAGTCATCTTTATTCAGCATTAGTGCTGCATTACCGCCTACATTCTCACTACCACCGTATTTGAGGACAATATTTCTCAATGTCTTTGCGCCGATTTTATTTGATGTGACTTTGTAAACTTCGCAAGTTGAATTACCTTTGGTGTCTTTAGCGTTGTATATCCCGTAAGGTTCCGTTGAACCGTTTCCTTTGATGATGTAAGATATAATCTTTTTCTTCAAGGCTAACAATGCACCTTTTCTTACTTTTTCTTCGTACTTCAAAGGTGACTGTTTTCTAAGCTGTTTACTTACATAGGAAACAACATCAACATCGAAAGGTTGAAGTTTTGCAACCTTAAAACCGGGATCACTTACATTTGCAGCGGTTCCTTCCGTTCCTGCTCCGGCTTCTTGCCATTCGGAGACGAATGCCTCTTCATAACCCCCCATACCGCTGAAGTCATCAATATAGACCATGTCAATTATCGATGATACAGTGTTATGAGGATCGTTGATTCCGCCTACTGCTGTCGGAGTAGCAATATTGCCACCGGAAATCAGTGTAGCTCTTGTCTCCTCAGCGGAAACCTTCGTTCTTCCGGTTTTTGCAAATTCTCTTGCTCTCTCTTCTCTCTGATTACCCAATTCATCAACCATCTCGCCCTTAATATTTCGCGTAGTGATATCCAGTGCGGTTTTTTTACGCCTTTCAAGCTCTTCCAGTTCAGTTTTTCGAGCAAGTAAAGCTTTCTTATCTTCAGTTGCCTTTGTAACAACTGCAATGTCTTTGGCATTTCTGACTTCTTCGTCAAGTTGGGCCAAGCTTTCTATCACCTGTTCAAGGTTCATTACGTCAATATTCATTTTTTTACCTCCAAATAATCATATTTTGCTTTTTCAAGTTCCAATTCCTTTGCATTTCTAAGACTTTCCGCCTCACGTTCTTTGCTTTCCGCATTGAATGCTTTTCGTGCTGAAATGGATGTTGTATCATAAGCGGGGATATCCACCGCGCTCACGTCATATAACCTTTCAATTTTTGTTATTGTCCTGATTTCTAAATCAGGTTCATCGCTTCTTTCGGTCACTTCAAACTTGTTCTCTTTCACAGAAAATGCAATACTCATTCTGTCTATGAGACCTGATTCGATATCGCTATATAATTCCTTATGCCCTCTATCTTCTTTCTTTAAGGTTGCCTTCATGTGCAGTCCATCATCTTTTACTTTCAGTTCCAAGGATTTGTTCCTTGTCCGAGCGAACACACGGCCACCATGGTTGTAGTTAAAGATAACATCTGTCATGTCAGCTTCATCAAAGGCTTTTTTGTCAATTTTTTCCCTGAACTCCCAATACTTTCCCTTGAAAAGCACAGTTTCAGTATCAAAGACACAGGGCACTCCCTCTACAATAAGGCTCTCCGTCTCGTCCTCATTCTTTCGAGTTTCAACTCTAGTGATTCTAAAGTCCCTAAACTCAACATTTTTCTCATTCATCAGTTTTTCAATGTTGTCTATTTCCTTATTCATCTTCTACCTCTTTCTTTTCATCATCTTCTTTGTTCTTGTCTGCCCCATTGACGGTAGGTGCTGTATCCAGCCTCCGTATAGGAACATCACCTCCGGGCAACGGTGCCAGGTTAAGAGCCTGTCTCCACTCATTGGGTGTCATGGCCCCTCTGTCTACCATGGCCTGTAAGGCCAGTTTTTCATTCATGGACATATATGACATTCGATTTGATTCGAACATTATTTCATTTCCGAAACCTTTTTCCCGGCTTGTAAAAACTTTGTTTGTAAGTTCAAGTGATAAGGCAAGGAGAAACGGTTCTATTTTCGCTTCGTAAAAAGCTTCCCGCTGGTCACTATTAGCTCTTGACATAATGATGTCTTCGTTAACTCCGTAATATCTGTAGATGTTGTTTCTTAGTTCTTCTATGTTTTTGTAGTTAGCTATGTGCGGCTCCAGTTTAACGGGAAAGAACTCCTGATTCGCATCAAGCACTGCTATTCCCGAGCTATTCTCCATGCTCATGTAATCTTCTATAAACTGTTCTTTTAACTTTTTTTTATCAGGATCCGACAGCATTGCCTTGGTGTTTCTTACGATGCCACGAAGATTGGATGTGCTTTTTATAGCATTCCCTAAACCCTGTGATGTAGTGGTAAGCAGATCTAAGCTTGTAAGTATGGGAGTGTTTGCATCACCGAAGATGTCTGACTTGTTATAATCCTTGCGTAAAACAGCAAGATCTTCCCATGAATGAGTTTGTGTAATTCCTGAATCGAAGTGGAAGGTTATATACAACTCGTCTTTATACTCAACTGCCTCACATCGTGCTTTCGGCATAGGATATAAGCCTTCGCATTTACCTATGTCATTACGCATTATGTAGATAAACACTACATTGTTTATTTCCAAGAGGGTTCTTGTTTTGCTTAGAAAATCCGCACCGTTCATATAAAGGTTCGGTCGGTACTGTATTATTTTCTGCAGATCTAAGTTTCCGGGCTCACCGGCTCGCATAACCTTAACGTTTGCTTTCGAAGAATGTTCGGAGAGCGTACGAATACATGCACGAACTACCTCGTTAGCATAGACATCTACACCAAAGCTCGAAAAATAGGAAGAATAAACTCCTATCTCTTTCCATATGATTGCGGTTATTTTCTTTTTAATACCGCCAAATATTTTTTTTACTGCTCCCCTAAAATCCATTTTTACCTCAAGTAATTATTGAATTCTTCAATGTGATTGTTGTAACCCACCATGCCGTTTAACAAGGCCACCATTCCGTCTATTCTCCTGGTACTCCCGCTTTTTACTGGCTGGATTGTGTTTATTCCGTCACGATTTGTGCTCTTAACTGCTGTATTTAATAAGCACCATCTCATTATCGGGTTGTTTTGGTATATTACTTTGTGCTCTTCCAGTAATGCTCCTAACTGTTTCATACTGTAAGACCAGGTTGTGGGACCTTGAGCTATCTTTTCCATATCGAAACCGTAGCTCTCCATTTCCGGCACCCAGTAGCCGGATAAAGCTCTGTCGTAACATACCCATAACGGCCTAATATCGTTTTTTTCTACCTGTTCTCTGAACCACTGTGTTATCTGTCTGTAATCTACAGCTGCTCCATCGCAAATAGTCACCCACCCTTGTTCTGCCCACAGCCTATAAGGCGCTTCTCGCGAACCGGTACGTTCTACTTTGTCCAACTTCGACTTAGGTAAGAAAAATTGAGCCAACACATAAAAGTTGTTATCATTCGGTTTCTTGATAAGAACTCCACAGCATGTAAGGTCTGTTGTAGAAGATAAATCCGAAAATCCTATAGCGTAGCTTTCTTTTAAGTATTCCATATCCGCTACCGTTTCATTTACGCATGCCTCATACGGTAGCCAGCCTTTATTTGTATTAGCCGGTATATTAAAATCTTTGGCTATTACTGTCGGATAAAACTTAGGTTGCCGCTTTGCTTTTTCTACATTCTCTGCTAATGTCGTGAGTGACTTGATACTTCCCAGGCCCGGATTAGCCTTTTCCCAACATTCCGGCTTTGTCCACTCTTCCAGGCTGTCAAGTTCGTAGATTAAAGGTAGTAATCTGTAATCTTCGAAGCCCGGCACCCAGAGTGCCACTTTTGAGCAGTAGTCATATTTGTCATCGAAATATCCCTCCCGCTTAAAACCGTTAGTGCTTATTAACCAAGCTAAAGGTTGTTCCCTTG